TGCATTATCAGGAGTTCCAAATGAAGAACCATTACCTCCACCTCCATTGCCACCTGTTCCTGCTGTTCCACTATTTCCACCTCCACCGCCACCACCAGCGTAATATGTAGCTGTTCCTGATATAGATGAACTTACACCTATACCACCATTACCAGCATTATTAGTTCCTGAACCTACAGAACCTACTGCTCCAGCTCCACCACCGCCACCACCACCATAATTTGAATTAGCTGCACCTCCAGCAAAACCTTGTCCTGATGTTCCCGCACCACCACTACCTGTATTTAATGCACCTCCACCACCTGAACCGCCTGATAAACCATTTGTGCTTCCATTAGAACCAGCACCTCCACCACCTGTTGATGTTACAGTTGTAATTCCTGCGCCACTTAAAATTGAATTAGAACCACTTGTTCCTGTAGCTCCTGTTCCTGTTCTTCCAGCACCACCTGCACCAACAGTTACTACATAAGTTGCACCTGAATATAAAGTTGTAGATGAAGTTAAAAAACCACCTGCACCGCCACCGCCGCCAACATCACAACCACCTCCACCACCACCAGCTACTACTAAATAACTAGCTGTTACAGGTGTAAGAGGGCTTAATGTGCCTGAAGATGTGAATGTATGTATTTGGTTACCACCTGAAGTAGTAAGAGTTCCACCTACAAATCTAGGTGTAGCAGATGCATAGGATATGATGACTATGCCTGAACCGCCAGCCGCTCCATTTTGAACATGAGCGCCACCGCCTCCACCACCACCTGTGTTAGCAGTTCCAGCAACTCCTGCGTTACCTGATGCTCCTCCGTTACCGCCACCGCCTGTGCCACCTGTTCCTCTAGTTGCTCCATCTACAGTTGAACCTCCGCCTCCACCACCAGCGTAAGTTATAGAAGAGCCACTTATAGATGAAGCAGTTCCATTTCCACCATTTCCTGAAACGCTAGTTGTTCCATTACCACCTACAGCACTAGCACCTCCACCGCCGCCTGAACCATAACCGCCTGAATTAAAATTATCACCACCAGCATTACCTTGGCCTGCTGTTCCTGAAGCCACAGTAGCATCTGTGTTAGTTGCTCCACCTGCACCACCTCCTGAACCTCCACTAGAACCATTTACAACACCTAATGTTGCAGAAGCAGAACCTGATGTGCCTCCTCCAACAGAAGTAACTGTGGTTAAACCTGTGCCTGAAATTATTGAATTAGCACCATTTGTTCCTCTTGAACCTGCTGCATTATTTCCAGCAGTTCCCCCTGCACCTACAGTAATACTATATGTGTTTAATGTAGATAATGTAAATGTAGATGTTTGATAACCACCTGCGCCAGCTCCACCACCATTATATCCAGCAGAACCACCACCACCAGCAACAACAAGATAAGAAGCAGGGACATTGTTAGCTGATCCGCTAACTAGCATGCCAAAACCTTTAGCGGCCTCTACTGCTATTCTTGATAATAGTGACATTAACTATTCCTACTTAAATTGTGTTTGTGATGCAAATACTGTAAATGCGGCTGAACCTGTTTTAACAATAGTATATGAATAAGCGTCTATACCTGAAGCATTACCACTTGACCATGCTGTGCCACCTTGATATTTAGGTGTAACTGAAGCACCGTCAATTTGAACTGCATTATTATAGTAAGCTGTTGCACCTTGTGACACTAAGAATACTGCAGTAATAGATTGTCCTGTTGACATAGCTGTATTTAATGATGTGCCACTTGATGCTCTAAAGTTTACAGTCCAATTAGCTGAAGCGTTAGTTGTATAGTAAAGAACTGATTGTGTGGTTACATCGTAGTTAATAGTTCCTGTAGCCGCAGTTGCAGATACAGTTGTAACTTCAGCTGCGTTTGTAAATACAGCCGCTAAAGCACTAGATGATCCTGTAAATGTTGCTGTGCTAGATGCAGATAATGTTGTAAATACACCTGCTCCATTAAATGATGTTGCAGATAAAGCGCCTGTGCTTGGATTAAAAGCTAATTTAGTAGAAGATACATCTGCTCCAGTAATTGAACCAGTTGAAGCGCTTGTAAATGTTAAATAACGAGTTGCATTAGTAGTTGTGTCGTCTGTAATTGCTAATCCACTAGCATTTGCTTGCCATGTAGGTGCAGAAGCCCCGTTAGAGGTTAATACATAACCTGCTGTGCCTGTTGATCCGTTTAATGATAATGTTGAGTTAAATCTTAATGTGCTAAATGTTCCACCAGCCGCAGTTGTTGCTCCAATAGTTATGTTATCCATAACACCTAAACTTGTAGGCTTAATTTCAACGCTTCCTGATCCTGTTGGGTTTATGTGAACATGGCCTGTTCCTGTAGGGCTAATATCTATTTGTGCATTAGTGCCGTTTAAATTAGCTGATACGTCAACAGATACGTTATTACCGCCACCAGCACCCCATTGAATTTGAGCTGCTCCTGTTGAATTTCTTAAAGCACCGCCAGCTGAAGTAGCTGCGTCAAAGTAAGGGCCTACAAATTTAGTAGTTGCAGTAACTATAGTGCCTGTAATTGCGGCAGCCAATGTGTTACCAATAACAGGAGGGCTAGATAAATCTAATGATCCACCTAAAGTTAATGAGCCTGAGCTTGTAACTGTTCCTGATAAGCTGATACCTGATACTGTTCCTGTGCCTGATACAGATGTAACTGTTCCTGCTGAAAGTGTAGCCCATGAAGGAACGCCACCAGCTAAAGTTAATACTTGTCCATTAGTGCCAGCTGATAAGAATGTTGTAGCGCCTGCACCGCTTTGATATGGTAGTGAACCTGCTAAACCACCAGCCAAATTAGTAGCTGTTGTAGCTGAAGTAGCTGAAGTTGCAGTTGCAGCATTACCACCAATAGATAATGAAGTAGCTGTGCCTGTTAAACCTGTGCCAGCGCCACTAAATTGTGTTGAAGCTGTAATAGTTGTGCCACCAAGCGTTGTAAAAGCGCCTGTAGAGGCTGTTGTAGCCCCAATTGTTGTGCCATTAATAGTTCCACCTGTAATTGCTACTGAACTAGCGTTTTGGGTGCTTAATGTGCCTAATCCTGTGACTTGTGTGTTAGCAATAGATATAGCTGTGTTAGTTACCGATGTTGCTTGACCTTGTGCGTTAAATGCAATGACAGGAACATTGGAAGCTGATCCATAAGTTGCAGCAGTAACGCCTGTGTTTGTAATACTAAATTGTGTGCCTGCTAAAGTAAGGCCTGTGCCTGCTGTATAGCTTGATGAAAATGAAAGGTTATACCAATCCATTGCGGTAACACCTAATGTGCCACCTGGTTGAGCAGTTGTATAGAACGCAGCAGTTGCTTGACCGCCTGATACTATATAAATAACTGCACCAACGTATTGCGCCCATGTTGTAGAACCTGTGGCATAAGTCCATGCACCTGTTTGAACGGTATAAATACCATTTTGTGCTGGCAATGTTTGGTTTTTAACTAAAACTGTATCACCTGCAACAACTGATACGGTGTCAATAGTTTGTGCGCCTGAAAGCGTAATGTTTGCAGTAGTGGCTGCCTTTGCTGGCGCTTTCCATGAAATGCCTAGTAATGCGTAATCTACATATTGTTTATTAGCAATATCAGTAGCCGCAGAAGGTGTTGTTGAAATAGTGCCTGTTACTGTAGATATATTAGTAAAATTACCTGTAGATGGAACTAACGCACCAATAGTTGTGCTATTGATCGTGCTGCTTGTAATGTTTAATCCTGATTGGTCAGGGTCGATTGTTGCTGAAAATGGCTTGTTCTGCCCAATAAATGTCACAAAATTATCTTGGGCATCAAAATATGCCTGAACAGGCAATAAATTCTGAATTGTAGATTGAGCAGGACTAGTCATTATATTTCCTTAATTTTGATCGATAACAGGCGTTACATATAGTGTGGTTGTATCTGATCCACCACAAACTGCTGTAATTTGAAACGGAGCTGTTGGAACTGCTAGTGTTATTGGAAGTGTCATACTTGCTGGTAATACAAAATCACCTGGTGTTCCTGCTACAGGAAATACTGAAACTGGAGCAGTAGCTAAACTAGAAACGGTTACAGCACAAGCTTTAGTGCCAGCATTTAAAAATGTAGCAAAAGTAACTTGATCGTTAGTTGTATCGTCAATAGTGATTGAGGTTGAAGATGTAGCTGTAACAGCGATGACAGCGGTTTTTCCTGCTGGTCTTAAAACTGTGGTATTAGCCATGATTGTTTCCTTGAATTAATTAAATTATAAACTTTAATAGAAAAAAAGCCATTAGAAATTTAATGGCTTCTTCTCTTTATTGCACATTACTAGTCTTGTTGTGTTAAATCGTAGCCATAAACATATACATCAAATGTCGCTGCTGCACCTTGTGCAGTTGCAACGTTTACATATAATTTTTGAGCTGTTTGAGCTGCTGTAGAAGCAACTGTTCTTTCTGACACAACTGTTGAAGCTGACAAACCTGATAAAGCTGCGTTAGCAACAATACCTGTTCCACCTGCTGCTGGAGCAGTAAATAAACCTGCGGCAGCTGTAGTTAAGCTAATTGAAGCGTTTGTAAAAACAACATTTTTTACAGAGTAAGATGTTGAGTTAATGATTGGTAAAACTGTGTCGCCTGTTACGTTTGCATTAACACCTTGATACACAGCCAATAAGCGTAAAGCCTGATTGGTTCCGACTAGCTGCGGATGTGCGCTTGAGGTGACTGCTGGGCCTGGATTAGACATAATAAATTTTCCTTTTCTGTTTGATTAATTGAAGGGGCTTTTACACCCCTCCACCGTTACATTATTTAAGCTGCTACGCGGCAAGCTAACTCTGGATACAGAGGCGCCCAACCGTATAGAACATCAAGACGAGTAGGAATTGAGTCATTGTTAATTGTGTATTGACGAACAACACGCATTGAAAGACCAATTTCCTTATCAGATGCACGACCAGCAAAGTGAACACCGTCAGGTAGCTCAAGATCAGCTACTGCTAAAGTGAACGCATTTCTGTGCATAATGATATTTTGTGGTGATGTGATACCTGTGTTATTGAAAGGTGTAACTGTTTGTGAACCTGAAGAAGTTACAACTACGTTTTGGAATTGACCAGCAGTAATAATAGCTGGTGAAACGTTTACTGTAGCTGTTCCTGCCGCTGTAATAGTTACAGGTGAGTTCACAACGAAGTTACGCAATTTACCATAAGATTGACGATTTTGTGGATTAGCACCAAATACGCCAGCAATAGTAAATGTATCGCCTTGGTTTAATGAAGCATTAGCAGTAGCTGCACCAATAGTGATGTTAGAGCTTGAAGCCCAACCACTTGTTAGGAAGCCTGTAGCTGTTGTAACGTTACATGATAAAACAGAAGTTGAATAAGAACCAAAAGTTTGTGAAACAACGTTTTGATCTAATTTCCAATTCATACCGCCTGAATCACGACCCATTAAACCTTTAGTGTATTGAGCAGAGATAGCTGTTTGTGGATTGAAAAGACCTTTTAAGCTGTCAACAATAGTTGCAGATGTAAATGGCTCAACGATACATGATCTGCGGCCATCTCTTGGAGCGCCTTCAGAATCAAGGAACGCTTGACCTGTTAAGTATGTGATTAAGCTTGTTGGAGTTGTGCCTGCTGTGCCAACGATATTAGCTGTGTTGTTTTTAGCAGTTGTAAGACCATCTCTGTCAATCTTATTCGCAATAGCTGCCACAGCTGGTTTAAGAACTCTGTCGCTAAACATATCTAAAGATAATGCTAGGTCTTGAGTTGTAAATTGTGTGTCAACGTGGAATTGTGTTGATAAAGTAACAGGAACTGATGTTTCGTTGAAATCTTCAACGTTTAATGCTGGGCCTGTTGTTCCGATGAAACGACCAGGACGTCTAACGTTTACTGTGTTACCAATTTTTGCGCCTACTACTGCAAATTGGTCGTCATAGTTACGGTCAACTTCTGATGTGAATGTTAATTCATTTTCCAAAACCATCAACGCTTCGTTGGTGATCTTGCTAATGGTTAGTAAATTATTAGCCATGATATTTCCTTATTTTAAGAGTTTAATATCCTGCTACCTAATCTTTCCTGCTTTACGGGATTCACGCCATTGTTGGTAAGTGCCATGGAATTCACCATCTGAGCCTACGCCAACATCGGCAACTGCTGAACTCGTCTTTATAGGACTAATTGGTGCAGGTGCTTTACTGCGTGCAATAGAAGGTTTCGTTTCAGCTTCAGTCTTGGCATCTTTAGGTGTTTCACTAGCCTCAAACTTTGCTTCTAACTTCCCAATTTCTCGAAGGGCGCTAACTGTTGATAGAGTATTTAACTTTTCTGCTAGCTCAGGATTTTCTGCTAAATGATATAAAATTCTAGGCCCTTGTTCGGACTCTAACATTGCATCTCTTATAGCATCGTTGACAGTTATGTCGGATGCAGAGGCAATCATTTCATCATAGTCAGGCAAATCCGCCTTAACAGTTTCTAATCGCTCATTCCAAGATTTAATAACGCTTTGGCGTTGTTCTTGTTCTTTGCGTTCAGCTTCAGCTTTATCTCTATTCAAAAGGGCATTTTCTGCCGACCATTCAGCTAATGCTTCAGCGTATTCAAACGCATCATTAAACTGACTTGGTGAAGGCTTAACGTTTTCCTCTACAGGTTTCGGTTCAGCTCTTCCTTCTAACTCTGAAATTCGTTTTTCTAAAGATTCACGAGCATCACGTTCTTTAGCCGCTTCTTTGCGAGCTTCTTCACGTTGCTTTGTTAGCTCTGAAAATCTCTTTTCAAGCTTGGGGTTTTGTTTCTTCTCTTCTGTTGCTTTTGTTTCTGTTTCTTCAATTGGCTGTTCACTCTGATCGGTTGCTTCCTCTGTCGGCTCTGCGGTTTTTTCTTCAACTACAGCCTCAACAGGTGCTTCTTCAGCTAAAACCAATTTGTTTGCATAAAACTCTTCTGCGTTGGCAGAAGTTACTACACTTCCTGCTTCTTTTTCTGACATGGATAACTCCAAGATTTTTACCCAATGATTCCATTGGTAGATTGTTGCTTTATACTATAAAACTACTTATTAATCAATTCTTACTTAAACAGCTCTTTCAATAGTTTCTGCATTTACTATATCAGCGTTTGAACCGCTCATCTTAGCTAAAATTAAAGCCATTTGCGCTTTAAGCAATTCAATTTCAATTTTAGTGTTGTTATCAGCGTCTGTATTGCGCTTGCTAGTTTCTTCACGCATTTCAGTATCGTTTGCTTTAGCTGTGACATCCATAAGTTTACGTTTAGTTTCTGCATCTTGTTTGACTCCTTCGATGTCTTGACGTTGTTGAATAACCATTTGAAGCTGTTGTATAGCTTGTTGAGCTTGTTGGTTTTGCGCTTGTAATTGTTGTAATTCCATTTGGATTCTTGGTGGAACTTTAGACTTATCATCCACTTTAGCTAATGGATTGTTTACGGCTAATCTATCAGCAATTGTTTCAGCACCTGGGAAGTCCATGTTTCTTACTAATAGATCACCAGCTTGTTGAATTAATGTTGGATCAGCTGCAAATAAAGCCATCATAGAATCAACTGCTTCTTGGCGTTTAGAGTTATAGCCTGGGCCTGTATCCATAACAACATCATATTCACCTACTGTGACGTCATTAAGAATCTTATCAATACCTTCTTCGTCTTGGCCATATTGATTAATAGTTAAAATTTCAGGTTTGCCATCGTCACCAATGATACGCAATACTCTTTCTCTATCGTAAATCTTTGGAACTAGATCAAGGATAATGCGACCTGTTTGACGGATAGAACGAGTTAAGTTGTCGTAATAGTGGAAGTTAGTCATATCCACTTGTTGTTGTTGGCCTTGTAACGCTTTGCCTGAAATATTGCCTTGTGGTAATTGGCTTGGATCAAATATACCTACGACTTGCATTAAATCAGTAGTCATAGATTGAGCCGCAGCCATAATGCCTGCTGGTGGTGGTTCAGGTTGTAATCTTTGTGGCGGAGGTGCTGGCTGACCATCAATGTCTTTTTGCTTGTAACGCAAAACAGGCATAGATTTAATGTTAGCCATTGCCCATTCATTCTCATGGCCTTCGTCTTGACCTTCAGCAAGTAACCATTTAGCTTTAGGTGCTAATGCAACTGACTCGGTAAGAGAAGTTTGCCAAAAGTTATACATTCTTTGTGGGTCTTTAGCCATGCGAACAATACCAAATTTCTTTTTCTTGTTCTCAACCACAGTTTCTTGACCATAAACAGGAACAATAGGAATATATTTACCTGCCCATTCGCCTTCTTCTAATACTTCCATAGCAGTTAATTTGCATACTTTAATCTTCTTTTCAAACGAATCACGAGATTCAACAATAGTAATGCCTGCTGCGTCTAATACTTCTTGTGGAGGTAAGTCACTTGATTTAACACTTGAGCCGTCTGATAACAAGTGAACTTTAATAGCTTTGCGTTCTGTGTAAAAGTATTCAGCTAATCTAATGTCCTCTTTCATAACCCATTCAGGATTAGTGTCACCTGTTCCTCGCATTGTGAAACCTTGTTCAGTTTCAGCGTTAGGATACATTTTCTTAAAGTTTTCTTTGGATATGACTGTAGTAATTAAAACTGTTTCTGCATCTGAACCGTCAGGCATAACAGAGTTGGGATCAAAGTAAACGGTAAAAGGATTGTCAATAGCTTTAATGTAGATTTCTTGGTCGAATGAATCTTCACGCACATAATCTGTAGTAATACGCCAATAACCCCAACCCATTCTAACGGCAAAGTCACCAGCTTTGTCATAAGCTTGGTCTGCATCTGAATGATTCTCAATGTGTCGGCATATCCCTTGTAAGATTTGTGCCATTCTTGCATCTGATTGGTTATTCATGCCATGCACTTTGATGCGTGGTCTTTGTTGGCGCATTTGATTAGTTAATTGACGGCAATAAGCGTCAACTTTGTTTACTGTTAGACATGGGCGAGCTTCTAATACTCGGCTGTTTTGAATTTCAACAGGCCATTGATCGCCTGCTGCAAACTTTAAATCTTCTAACGCTTCTGATCTATTCATTTGGTCTGCTTCATTAGCAAACTGTAAGAATTTAATCGCATTAGCTATGCGTGGGTCATTGTCACTTTGTTGTATGCTATCGTCTGCCATGTTTTATCCCATCCAGCTTGCGCCAGGACTATAAGTTAATTTTTGAGCTTTACGTTCTTTTTTGTCTTGGATCATTAAACCTATATAGCGAAATGCGTCAGCGCCATGAGAATATACATCATGGAGTGGATTTCTACTAAATTGACCTGTGTCAACATCTACTTCATATCGGTAATGACGTAAGCATTGTAACCCATCCGCACAATTTTCTCTATCGAAATAGCAACTATTGAATATAGTTCGTGCAGCGTTTATAGAATCAACAACAGGAACTCTCGGTAAAATGTTTGTTTTAAACCCTGCTGCTCTTACTATGTCATTAATAGAACGGCCATTAGACGCAATGTTTTTGCTCTCGGCATCGTGTGGTAGGTGTATTGTATCGTATAAGTAACCTAGTTTTTGCATTTCCTGCAAATAATGAGTAATAGTCTTTTGCGTATCTTGCATATAATTAATAAGTCTTGTTTCCATGCCTATAAATTGCACAAACCATATAGCTGTGTGATCTGCCCAACCTAAGTCAAATACTGCGTGAACAGGTTTGGTTGCATCATAAGGGACTCGTGTGATCCTTCCTTGCAACTCTGCCATATTCATTTCATTAGCAAATATAGCGCCATCAACGGTGAATCGGCATAAGCCTTCCCATACATTATTGTAAGCCTGTAAATCTCTGCCCTTTAATGAATCTTTTTCAAGTCTTAGCGTTTCAGGAAACCAAGGATTATCTGACCAATTAATTCTTTGCACTACAGATTGTTCAGGTGGGTTTAAAATAAATCTTTGATAAGTTTCATCTGACTCAAGTTCAGGATTGAAGGTAACCCAAATTTCTGACTTTTCTTTACGGATAGTCGGTATTAGTATATTCCAGCTAGTTTTAGAAACAGTTTGTGCCTCCTCTACCCAGCACACATCTATACCCTCAAACGATTTGACATTTGCTATGTTGTTCTTTAAGCCTACAAAAGCAAACTCTGTGCCGTTTAGTCCTTTAATTGTAGCTTGAGTGACTTCATAAAATGATTCTAGCCCCATTTCTATGATTTGATCTGATAGAAGTTTATGCACAGAATCTTTCATAGAGGTCATAAACTCTCTAGCGCAAAGTATGCGTGTAGGCGTTCTAGCGCCTTTTATGAGTAAAGCTCTTGCGACACCCCAAGATTTTGCACCGCCTCTGCCTCCGTAGAGGATGCGATAACGTGATTCTTTTGGTTCAAATAAACATTCAAGCTTTGCAGGGAATTGAACCTTCCCTATAGCTTCATTTAATTGTTGGTCATTCACTAGGTTTTACAAAAGTTACTTCTATCCCTGTCAATAACGGACTACCATCTGCGCCACTAATCTCTTGGAATTGAACAGCTTTGCCATCCAAACGATCCACAACCTCTTTTACAGCCCAAGGTTCTCTTGCAACTGCTGCTTCAACTAAACCTTCAACGATTGAAGGAAGCTTGTCAGGGTTCTGAACAATGTGTTTGCGTAAGGCATCGTAGAACAGTTTAGCCTTAACTCCATTTTGATTTCCGAAAGGTGCGCCTGCCATAATTGGGTCAATAATTAACTAATTGATTAAATTATATTATACCTGTGGTTCTTCAGGCAATGGATCAGCTTTAACAGTATCCTCAACTTTAGCCTTTTCAGCCTCTTGTTGCTCTGCTATTTGTGGAATAGCTTGAGTCTTAATCTTTACTACGATTTGCTCTGCTACTTCCATTGGAAGTTTATATAGACCAGCAACTACTAATTCTGCTTCTTTGATTTCAAGTTCCAACTTAATGGCCATGATATGCTCCTTGGTTAGTGTATGTTATTTCTTTTTTTTGCTTGCTTCACGTTTTACTGCATAAGCTATCGCCACGCTTTGCT